TATATAAATATAAAAATGCATCAAATGATATAATTCCATGCCCATTAGGTGGATGGTGTAATAATGTTAATAATCAATCAAAATTACTTTCAAGTATTATAGATAATCAAATTACAAATGATATTAAATTAACTACAATTGATGGTACAACAGAAATGAATATGAGTCAATTATGTATGGATAATAATAAATCTTTACAATATTTTAATAATTCTTTAAATCCTGAATTTAACGATTATGATGCGATTGATAGAGAAAATACATTTATAGATGATCTATGTGCAGATGAAGTGGCAGCGGGTAACAAAAATAATGTTACATGTGTAAAAGATAATTTAAGTTTACCTTTAGAGCAACAATTACAACCGATGAAGTGTCCTGATAATAGAACTATACAAACATATCAATTAGTAGATGATGGAGCAGCATTACAATGTCCAATTGGTTTTTGTGATAATGTTGTTAATAGAAATAATCTAAAAGATTATTTACGTAATTTGAGATCAACAGATCCAAGATGTGAAATACCAAATACATCTAATAATCCATCACCAAGTCAACCATCATCAGGTGAACCCCCACAAGGTGAACCCCCTCAAGGTGAACCCCCTCAAGGTGAACCATCACCATCTGAACAATTTTCAGTCACATGTAAAATTGGAGATAATGAAAAATTTATTACAGCATATAAAATAGTAGAAAATGATGTAACAATTGTATGTCCTGTAGGTGATTATTGTAGTAAAGAGCATAATAAAAATCTATTAAAAGATGCAATTGATCCTCTTACAAATATGGTAATAAATACTGATGTAAAATTAATTCCCCAAGGTATAACTGAATTAGATGAAAATAATTTAATCAATATATGTGATTTACCCGCACAATAATGTATCAATAAATACTGATAAATATTGACGGTACTAAATTTATGCATTTTTAATTATTAAATAAATAATTAAGAAAATTTTTATTTATTTTCTTAATTTTAATTATGAGTAAACAAGACGATATTAATTATTTATCAGGATTAATATATGAACATTTATATCAAAAAATACCATCTAAAGTAATAGAATCCAAACCATTATCTACAAATTACATAACGGATTTAACAATTATAAAAAAAATGTACAATGGAAAACAATTAATAGAATTAATAAATACAATATTTAATACAAATTTATCTTTTTTAGGTTATAATGAATTTGCATATAAATTTAAACGTTTAGATACCCCTAATCTAGATATATTAATAAGACAATATAATAAAGACCAAGAAATTGATCCAAATAACGATGTAAATGTTGATAAAATAATAAATTATTTATTAAGTGATCTTGTAATTCATAAAAAAACACGTGGAATATTATTAAATATCTGTAATGCTGATATACCAACAAAAGATTTAGAAATTTTTTTAAAAAAATATCCTAAAATTAAAGTTTTTGGTACAGTAAGTGTAAGTTTAAGAGAACATTTTTTTAAAATGATTACATTAAAAGAACACTTAGAAGAATCTAATAATTTTAAAGACAGTATATTTCAAGTCTTACACGTATTATATATTATTCAATCAATGTATCCTACATTTAGACATAATAATTTAAATATTGATACAATTATGGTCTATAAATCAAATGAAAAAGAAATAAAATTTAAAATAGATACAATCGATTTTTCATTTAAATCATCTGGTGAAATTAAATTAACAAATTTTATGAAATCAAATATATCAGGAGTAATTGAAAATAATTCTATTGAATCTAAATTAAAAGAAAAAAATAAAATGTATGATGTTAATACATTTTTATCATCATTACAAGTATTAAAATTATCAAAAGATGTTAATGAATTTATTGATCGAAATTTAGATAAAGATATTAGTAGTATTCGTGAAATATTAATAAATGATCCTTTTTTTAATAAATCAGAAGATAATCAATTGCAAACAGGTGGTAAAAGTAAAAAATCTAAAAAATCTAGATCAAAAAGAAGTAAATATGAAATGACTAAAAGTGAAGTAGAAAAGATATTAAATATGAATGTTGAAAATAATGAAGATACGGAAAAGACTAATAATACAGATACTGAAAATAATCAAACACCAGAAGAAGAAACTTTAAAATATGTTAATAAAACAAAAAATCAACCTGCTCAACACTCATTAACAATGGAAACATATTCTAATAGACCAAATAAATTTGAAGTAACGCCGACAAATATTCCAAATACGACTTATCAAATTAATACAGCAAAAACTCAAGCACCCATTATTCACGTAAATCCACCTAAACAAGTTATTGAAACAAATTCATTAGGTAGTTTATTAGGTGGACCGGAAGGACCTTCTACTGGTATAATGGATTCTTTTGGAACATCATCTCAACCAAGTACATGGAAATTAGCACCTTCACCTCCTCCTGGTAAATCTGGAAATATACAAAGTGCACAACCACATATTCCATTACAACCTACATCTTCAGTAATGACAACTGTTATCCCCGATCCTAATCCCGTTCCTGGTCCCGTTCCTGGTCCCGTTCCTGATCTTGCACAACTGAATATGAAACCAAATATTTCACCAACTATTTTACCAAATCCAATTGATGATTTATCTGGATTATCTAATATTTTAAATTCTAAATTAAATACTAGTTTAGTTGACTTTCAAAAATTAAAAGGTGGATCAAATAAAATAAAAAATCAAAAAGGTGGATCAGATAGAGTAATACCCATTTATAAGGGTACTAATTCTTCTAATGAAACAAATGAAGGAAAAAGAATAAAAACAGAGAGATTTTTAGATGCAAATCCTGATATTGCAAGAGAAATAAAACAAAATAGAGATATGACCCCAGAAGAAAAAGAAGAAATTCAAGTAAAAGAAGATGATTATTCTAATGACAGAAGAAGACTACCTATTAATCAAAATGCATCCGCCTTTGAAATAAAAATAAATCCCGATTTATTACCTAAAGCGAATCAACCACTAAAACCTGCACCACCAGATAATGTAATTAAAATGATTAATTATATGATACCTAATAATGGCGCACCAGGATCTCAATCAATACCATCACAATTTAATCAACCATCTGGTCAAGTTTTATCTCATAATACATATAATGTTACATTTGCGAATCCATCTAAAGTAAAAGAATTTAAAGAAGATATATTACCTAGTAGAGATGAATCAATGTTAAAATATTCAATGACAACAATGTCTGAAAGATTAATTATATATCAATATATTAGAAGTGTATTAATTAGACAATCAGATGGTGAAAATATTAATTTTATAAGTGATAAATCTGCAGAAGTACTCAATTTATTAAGTTATTTACGTATATTAGATTTACAACCATCTAAACAAGATAAAATTAAAAATAATCCATATGGATTATTACCTAAAAGATTAGTCATATATAATTCATGTTATCCTATCAGAGTAGATCGTGCATCATATAATGTTGGTTGTGCAAAAAATAATATTGGAGTAAATATTAGAATATATCAAATGACTACAGGTGAAACATTAGTAAATAAATATAAAAATTTACCATATAAAAGTTTTGAAGTCTGGAGAGAAATATCAGTATATGAAAAAATAAGAGATGATATATTAAAAGCGAAATTATCACCTAATTTTGCTGCATTATATGCATATTATATAACAAGTGATACTGAAATAGATTTCTTAAAAATAAATAGAATGCGTGGTAGAGATATAATACATAAAAAAGAAAAAGAGCAAAAACTTGCATTAACTAAATTATACAAACAAGAAATGGAATCATATTTAGTGAGTTTACAAAAATATTCAACTAAAGATCTTAAAAAACTTGTTGCTGATATAGATATTCATAAACCATCTGATAAATGTATTATTGCATTAACTGAATCACCATCACAAAATATTATAAATTGGTCATCTAGACTATATGAAGATAATGGATTAGCAAAAAAAATGGTTAATACTGGATTTCATAGTGCTGAAGTATGGACAAGTGTATTATTTCAATTATATCAAAGTTTATTATGTATGTATAAATTTGGTATATCATATTATAATTTTGATTTAGAATCAAATGTATTTATTAAATCTTTAAAATTTGATGAAACAAATAGAGGTTATTGGAGATACAGGATAAATAATATTGATTTTTACATACCAAATTATGGTTATCTTTTAATGATAGATTCTGCATTTTCTGATGTATATGATAATGATGAAAAAACATTAGAAGATAAAACAAAAGAATTAAGTATTGATTATGCAAGAATTCCTGAATTAAAAGATACTATACCAGATTCATGGAAATCTGCAGAAGAAAAAACTAGATTAACATATGGAGATATTAAAGTTGAAGAATTAGATGATATTACATATAAAACATTTTCTAATGATTTAATTATTAATGATAAAGATGAAAATAAAATAATTAAATTAATGAATAAAAATAAGAAAAGAACATTAGATAATTTTGAAAAAGCATTTGATGCAAATGTCTTTACTAAAGATTATTCATTGAATGGTGGTATTAAACCAGATGATAAAGTATTAGGAATATTAATTAAGATTAAAAATAATATTAAACATTATAAAAAATCAAAAGAAGAATTAAAAGAAGATACAGAAGAAGTAGAATCTACCGAAGAAAAAAATTTATTAATGAATACATTAATAGAAAATTTTAAAATATATTTACATAATAGGGTAGGAACATCATTAAAAGAAACTGAATTACCAAATCTAGTAGAATCAGATACTTTTGATGTAGGTGAAATTGTTGCATGTATGGATAATAAACGCTGGGGTATTATTATAGAAAAAACTGGTGAAAATTTATTTAAAGTCTTAACTGTTAATAAAAAAGCGGGGTTAGATATAAATATTGTTGATAATTTGAAAGAACGTCCTTATAATTTAGGAGATTTACGAAAATTAAATACTATTTTAGATCAAGCATCTAAACCTAATCAAAGATTAAATGATAATGATTTATTAGAAACCTATGAATTAACTATAAATTAAATTAATTATAGAAAAATAATAATATTTTTCTATAATAAACACATGGATAGTAATTTAGACGTGAATACAGGTTTACCTATTTTTTTATTAACTAATAATCATCCTGAAAAATTTTTTGAAAAATCAACATATCAATTTGAACCTCAGGCCGTTGTAAATGTTAATAAATTAAAACAAATCTTCTTTTCAACTGAAAATGTAAAATATATACAAGAAAAATTAAGATATGAAGTATTTGCTTCAAGTAATAATCAATATAGAATACCTTATCAAAATGAACGTGATTTACGTATGATTATGGAAACAATTTATATGGATAAAAGTAGAAATATAGGATATTTATTAAATGAACAATTAAGTGAATTAAATGATTATGTAGTTAAATTCTGTGTTCCTAAAATTCTTAATGAAGCGAAAGTATATTTAAAATATTTAGTAGATATTGAAAAACCAAGAGAAATAAATACATTACCACAATCCAGTGGACGTTTACGATCTACTGCAGGATTAACACCTGCTAGTGCATTGAATGAAAACATATTTTTACCTAATATGGCGGCGAAATATACTTGGACTACTACTGGAGATATTAATGATTTAGATTTATCTAATACATCTGGATTATCTCCTAGTGTATCTAATCCAAATGCTCCTTCTTATATAGCATCTATGGCACCTTCAGGATGGTTACCTTCATCTGTTGCATTTCCAGATGATCCATATTATATTAGAAACAGTTTATTATCACCTTTTGCCAAAAAACCAGTTATTAGTGATAATTCATTTCCTAATGAAACAAATGGTTTATTTTCATCCGCATATGGAACAACAAACTTTTTACCTTATAGTGATGATAAATATGCAATGGTTGTTACAGCTGAAACACAACCTGCGTCACCTGAAGAATATCAAGAACAAAAAAAACCATCAAAATATACACGTCAATAAAATTAAAAATAATAATAATTATTTTTAATTTTTAAATATTTAATCAGATGTTTGGTAGAAGAAGAGGGTACCTTGTCTAGATTCTAAGAATGTGGCGTTGAGGTCTTTTCCACTTTGGTCACCTACCGCATTGATAGACATTACAGGGTTAGGGCGACCGACTTGTCCATTGCCATCTTTTAATGTGCCAATTACACCTAAGGGGTTGTAGTAGTAGATAGGTGCTTGATCTACAGGGTAGACAATGGCAGATGTAGATGTTACTAATTGAACTACATTGGTGGCATCACTGGGAGAAGAATAGGGGATTACTTCATTGATTAATACGGAGCGTTTGCGGAGTAAATAAGGTCCTACTTTGATGGCGGGAGGGGCAATTACGGGGTAGTTGTTGATTTCACTCATGCCAGAGATAGTGAGAGGGAGTTGGTTGAATTGCATGACCGCAGACATGATACTGTTGGGTCCTACTTGTTGGCGTTGGACTACAGATGTTTTGCGACGAGGTACATAGATCGCCATGATTCTGTATACCGCTTTGACTTCAGTGTCGATTAATACATATCTGTCGTTTTCGTCAAGGTAGTATGATTGTTGTTTCATGGCATCGTTAAAGTCATAAGGAGCACCTTGTTTTTCTTTGCTGTTAGACATGTCGATGGTGATCATGCTGTCTAAACTGGATCTTTCTTCTTCGCGAGTAGTAGGTACGAAGAGAGAAGATGCAAGTTGAAGGTTTGTGCTTAATAATTGAGGAGCAGCTTTGAGGTTGAAGAGGATTGTGTTTAATCCGAACGCACCAAAGATACGTCTTAAAGAAGCACCTTCGTCGTTAACTACAGTGTTGGTGGGGGATACATGGGTTAAGTGGCATTGATCAAGGGTAGATCCAAGGTCACTGTTCATGTTGTAGTAGCGACCGTTACGGAGAGCTAATACATTTTCCCAGATAGCGTATTGGAGTTTGACACGTCTGTGTAAATCTTCAGCGGGGTTCATGCTGCATACTTCACGTCTGTTGGTGTAGATGATGTTTTCGAATAATTCTTTGTCTACTTGGTTTAAGAGAGGTTCACGGTTGTATCTCGCACGAATTACACCCGCAAGGTGGGCGTGGAGTGTGGTGCGTTCTAAGACATCGAATTTAGGAATGTATAAGGCAGCAATTAAAGGGTTAACGTGTTGTTGAGCGATGTGGCGTTCAACTTCGAATTTACCAGTTAATGCGATGAGGTCGCAATCGTTGTATTGTACAGATTGTAATACAATTTGTTGGTATAAGGGTTTGTTGACGCTTTCTAAGCGTACAATGTCTTGGATTTTGGCAAAGTCACCAGATGAAAGGTTGTCTTTCATGCTTTCTACTTGTTCTACACTAGATACACCGAAGAGAGAACCTACAGAAGATACGTGGCGGTAAGTAGATGATTCAGAAGGAATTTTGCCTTCAATCATGTCTTCTACTAAGCGTCTGAAAGCATCAATTTCAGCATCAGTGAGGGGTACTTTCTTGGCGAAGGGTACCGCTTGCTTTAAGACATAGTCAATAGTTTTGACACCACCTAATAATTGAGTTTGGGCATATTTGTAGTATTTTTTGGCGACATTTAAGATTTTTTGGTGAGATTCGTTAAGGTGTTCCATGACGAGTTCAAACATAGAAGAATCTTTGAATTTTTCACGAAGTTTTACGGCTTCAGAAGGAGTTAATTGGTATTTACCTTCTCTGATTAAGCGATCTACTTCAGATTTGACGGAAGAAGGTGTTTTCATATCGGAAAATTCATGTGAACGACTCATTGTATATATATTATATATACATTTTTTTTATAATTAAATACATTTATTAATAATTAAAAATATACTAGATATTTTTAATTATTGGAAAAATCTTATTTTAATTGGTTGTACCGTCAAATACTAAAGTTAAGAACCCCCTTCGGGGGTAACTTTAGTATTTGGCGCTAACGTAAAATAATTTAACAAAAGTTATTTTACGGTACAAATTAATTATATTATCATATTTAAAATATAAATAAAATTTGATAAATTAATTATTTACACTTAAATTATTAATTATACAATATTAAATATGAATAATATTTGGTATGAACAAAATTTAGAAGCGAGTATTACTCTTAACGATAAATTCCAATCACAAATTGAAAAATGGTTAAAACATTTTCCAAATGATTATACTGGATTAATTATTAGTGGTGGAATTGGTACAGGTAAAAGTACTATTGTAAAAAATAGTATTAAGAAATCAAAATGGAAATATCACATGTTATATTTAGAAAATGATAAATCTTGGGATTTCTTTTCTAATTTTATTACTGGATTAAATGAAAAAATGATATTAATTATTAATGATGCAAATTTAATATCATCTCCTAGTGAAAAAAGAAATATATTAGAATTTTTTACTCAAAATGCTCAAAAGAAATTTTTGCCTATAATATTTTTAACTAATTTAAATCATTCAAAATTAATTACCACAATTGGTCTTCATGATTCGGAAAGTATTCGTATACCATTGCCATCTGAAAATGATTTAATTATTATTAGTAAAATATTTATAGAAAAATATAATTTAAAATTTGATTCAATTCAAACATTAAAAGATATTTTAAATTATTCTCAATATGATATTAGAAGATTAATTATAATTCTTCAAGATTTATATTATACATTTGTTCTAGATAATCCAGTGTCTAGAAAAATTACTCGAACAAATTTACAAAATTATATATCAATATCAATGAAAAAAAATGTTGAAGTTGGACTATTTAGTGCAAACAAAAGTTTAATGGATCGTTTTAAATCTATTGAAGAATCTATGAGATTTTATAAATCTGAAAAAGTATTATTACCATTAATGATGTATGAAAATTTCTTTCATGCCTTAGAATCAAAGAATATGACACCAGAGAGAAAGAAAATGAAATATGCAAAAATATCAGATATTTTATCTCAAAGTGATATTGTAGAAACAAGAATATATTCTGAACAAAATTGGGATTTTCAACCAATTCATGGATTTCTTGCATGTGCACATGTATCTTATGTATTAAATGAAGGAGAAGATAAAGAAATTAAAAATTATAAAATTAATTTCAGTTCTGATTTAAATAAAACATCATTAAAAAATATTAATAAAAAGAATATTGAGACATTATTATCATCATTTCAAAATAGAACTCAACGAGATTTACATAATATTAGCAGATTACTAAATTTAAGTAAATCTAGTCATCAAAAGTTATACAGTTATGGATTAACAAATAAGAATGTAAATTCTATAATTAGAATTGATAAAACACATACAACAGAAAAGAAAGAAAAATAATTTTAATTTAATATAATGTATTACTATTTTTAACAAATTAAAATTTATTTTATACAATTATGAGTAAAAAAATAGCATCAAAATATATATCAGTAGGAAAAGCAAAAGTATTTATTGTTGATAAAAATGATTTATTTGTATTAGATGCATTAATGCACGATGGAAGTCAACAAAAATATTCAAAATCAAATAAAAATTTAAAATATTCTGAACACGGAGGTTTATTAGATTTTGATAAAGATGGTTTAGAAAGAATTATTATTACTACTCGAAAAGAATTTGATAGAAAAGATCCTGAAATTTATTTTCCAGTTGTTACTGATGACGTAGAAGATTTTGAATTTATGTATCATACACATCCACCTACACCAGTACCAGGTGCAAGAGCAAAATCTGGAATCGTCTATGAAATACCATCTTTACCAGATATAGAGACATTTATTCAAACATATCAAGAAGGAAAGACACAGGGAAGTATTATAGTTGCACCAGAAGGATTTTATATTATTCGTAGTTTAGTAAATAATTTACATCCTAAAAAATATAATTTAGAAGAAATGTATCATAAAATGTTATATGCAAATTATAAATGTGCAGAAAAACATTTTTTTAATATTACTCCTGAAGTGTTTTATAAAAGTATAATAACAGATACAAAAATACCTAAAAAAATAAAAGAATTAATAGAACAATATACAAATAATGAAATTACAATTGATTATATAAAAAGAAAAAAAGATATAAGTGGAAATTGGACAATAAAAAAATTATATCTAGTAGTAAGACCAAAAGAGAAAATTTAAAAATAAAATATAATTTAATATTATTATGCAAGCTTCACAAATATGTTTAATTTTAATAATAGGATTTATTTTTTATTGTTTATTTTTTATAAACATGGATAACTTTAAAAATAAAGAAAATTATGATGGAGATATATTAAATCAAGATGAATGGGATCAACCTGTATTTAGTAAAAAATGCTGTGGAAATTTATTTAACATGACAGAAGAACATAATCCCGATCCAAATTATAATGTTACATATTTTCCATCAAATATAAACCATTTAGGAGATGGCGATGAACAACAAGGATGCAGATGTTTAACATTAAAAGAAATTAACTTTATGAGTTCACGTGGCGGAAATGCCTAGAGACATTAACTAATGTGAAATGCATAGATAAATCTATGCATTAACTAAGGTGAAATGCATAGATAAATCTATACATTAACTAATGTGAAATGTTATATATTAATTAATCTTAATAAATTAATATTAAGATTAAACAAATTAGTTTTTTTCATATAATAAAGTATGAATTTTTTAATAGAGACAAAACAAGAATATACAATACATTTAGTTAATTCAATGTATCCATTAATATATGAAGGTTTACAATCTATTTATGAAGATGCTAGAAAAATGTCTACATCAAATGATGAATTAGTTAACTTTCAACGTTTATTAAAAGCAATTCCTAGTTGGAATCCAATGATGATTGAATCAGAATACAATCGTATTCTTAGAATGAATACATTAGGAAAAACAATTGAAGATTTATTAAAAGCAGTAATAAAAGCAAATATTGTAGTATTAACAAATACTAATATTGAATATGATGAAAAATTATTAAAAGAATTAAATATTCAAGATGATTTTAAATCATTTTTACATTTAGTATATATAGAATGTGCGCGTAATTTTTATAATTCTCCCTATTTATTTTATCATAAGAATACCGATTTAGATATTAAAAGACATCAAACTGAAATTTTAGAAAATATTAAATTATGTATACAAAATGCTATTCGAAAAATGATACCATTACAAATTACAATAAAAACATATTTAGATAATAAAAATACAAAAATCCCAACAGATATAAATTCAGAAACAGAACAATTAAAAAAATTATTACATTCTGATAAAAATTTTAGAGGTGGTAAAAATAACACTGATTTTGTTACACCATCTTCTCCAAGAAAATTACATGAAATATTAGCAACAACCGTAAAATCAGAAGAGTATAAAAACCCATTTTCATTAATAAAAGATAATAGTAAAATACTACAATTCAGTGAAAAAACTTTAAGAGATTCTATATTAGATATAAATACAGAAGATATAAAACAAAATATGAATAAAAATCAAAATGTATTTTTAAATAGTAAAGTAAAATCTAAACCAACAGGTAGTATGAGTGAATCATCTGTATATTATGATAATAGTAAAAATAATCTAATAGAAGAATACACAAATAATTTATCTCCATTAGAAGAAAAAGATGATTCATCAGAACAAAAAAGATCTAATGCTGATATGCCTCAACCCTCTATAAAATTACAAACAAATAATTTAAATAGAGAAAAAGGACATAAATATTTTTCCAATTTAAATGTATAATATGGATAAAATAATTAATTATTTACAAAATCCTATGATTTTATCAATTACAGGATCATTTATTTATTATTTAATTGAACGTTTTGATTGTTATATTAATGCTAGAAAAACTACATCATTAATGCGAAGAACTGTTTATGTATTTATAATTTTAGTATCATGTACGTATTTTATATCTATGTCGCATGGATCAACAGATTCACCTGAAATGTTAACAGATATAGGGACATTTTAATAATTTTTTCTATCTATTGATATTATGAAAGAAATATCAATTAATGGTAAAATTGTTCCTGTAAATAAATTTGATATGAATAAATTAAGACATGCCAAAGACGGAAAATTTTTAAATCCTAGAATTTGTATTATTGCAAAATCTGGATCAGGTAAAAGTTGGGTTGTACGTGATATGATGAGCGTAATTAATGATATTCCTGCTGGAGTTATTATTGCTCCTACTGATAAAATTACTAAATTTTATGATTCAGTATTTCCATCTTCTTTTATACATCATGAATTCAGACCTGAAATTTTAGCAAATTTATTAGATCGTCAAGATAGAATATTTAAGAAGAATTTAGAAAGACAAAAAAAAGGAAAAGAATTAATTGATCCACGTGTTTTTTTAATTATGGATGATTTACAAAGTAAAAAAAATGAATGGATTGATGATCCCTCATTTGTTTCCATTATGTGTGAAGGTCGTCACCGAGCAATTACATTATGTCTTGTATTACAATATTCAATGGCAATTCCTCCAAATATTCGATCACAATTTAATTTCGTAATGCTTTTAGGTGAAGATAATTTTAGTAATAGAAGAAAACTATATGAACACTATGCAGGTATTTTTCCAAGATATGAATTTTTTGACACATTATTTAATCAATTAACGGACGATTATGGTACAATGATTATTGATAATAGTAGTACTATCCGTGATTTAAATCAACGTATTTTTTGGTATAAAGCAAATATAAAAGATCCATTTCCAATTGGTAGTTCTAGATTTATTGAATTTCACGAACAAAACTATCAAAAAGAAGATGATAAAAAGAAAAATATTTTTGATATTAATGAATTATGTCAACCTAAACGGTCTGGTTTTGTTGTTAGTAAAGTAAAAGCACATTAAAGTTCTTTAATAAACTCTAAAATAGATTCTACTTCATTTCTAACACTTTCACCATTATCACCAACGAGATCTAATATTTCATCTAATAATTTAGACATTCCATTTATTACAAATTCATGAGAATTAAATTCATCTAATATTGCATTATTTGCACTTTCCAAGAAAGAATTATTAGTAATTTTATTATAATTTTGATATTTGAATAGTAATTCTTTTTTTTCATTTAATGTATTATTACTAAATTTTTCATAATCATCTTTTCCAATATGTTCATCTTCATCTCGTTTTGCATATTTATATATTTCTAATTGTTTTATTAGTATTTTTCGATAATTATATTCGTCTAATAATTGTTTTTTCGCTGCTTCAAATGTTATTTCCATTTTATGATATGTATTATTCATTGCATTTTTAAATATAATTAAATTTTTTTCTAATATTCTTATTTTTTTTAATTTATCATTTTCCATTATATATATATATTGATAGCATTAATATTTTCCATAATAAACCAAATTTGTATTAATTATGTATGATACATATATACATTTACATGCATTAATTACATGCCATATACTGTGATACAATATATAATCATTACTATAATTAATATTAATATTTAAAATGAAACTTCCTAGATTCAAAAGAACAATTGTAATATTATTTAAATCTAATGCCCATAGCATATCACCTATAAACCATAAAAATGAAAAATAATAATCAATATATAATAAAAGATTTCTTGGTTCATTGTAATAATGCCAAATTATTGAAATTGTGGTTGAAATTATAATTAAATTTATATAAACTCGATGAAAATGTGGTAGTATATTATTATAGTATTTAATTACATGAGGTAGTATTGCAAGATAATGCAATGTAGAAGTTAATAATAATAACATTCTAAGACTAACCCAATAAGAGATTATTGATATTATTTTTTTTTCAATTTTTATTTTGACGGTTATGTTAGGATAAATAAAAAGTGGAAATTTTTATTTTGACGGTTATGTTAGGAAAAATAAAAATTGGAAATTTTTTAAATATATATGTTATGAGTAAAAAAATATTAACATCAACAGACCCTTCAGAGATAACAATTAATTTTTTTTCAAGAATATATAACATGTTAAAATTATCTATTCATAATATTATTACACCACCTAAACCTGGTAATGAAGAGGCAATTGTTAAACCTTCACTTCAATATGATATTGAATCTCCATTTTCAGATTCATTGATAGCGAATACCTATACGCCCAACGGGACTATTCCAAAAAGAGATTCGTTAGAATTATTGAAAGAAACTTATATTGATAAATAAAATATAGGATATAATTTATTTATTATATCACATAAATCATTAATATATATAGGAATATTATTATTTTTATTATCTAAATAACTTATATTAAGATTTTGATCTATGTAAAATTTTTCATATAATATATTATTACATTGACAATCTATATCGTGTTTTTTATTTATAATACATTTTTTCATACATTTACTAGAATACATAATATATATTAGTCTTCCAGATTTATATTTTTTATCAGATAAAATAGATACACATGGATTTATACCAAGATCTTGATAATTAGATATAATACTATCAATATAATTATTAATTATTTCAGTATTAGACTCTTCTAAATTGTAAATTTGTATTTTAGTTTCCATTTTTATTAAATATAGATTATATTTAATAAAAAATTATCAATTTTTATAGTATGTATTTAATAAAAAATTATCATTTTTTATAATATGTATTTAATAAAAAATTATCAATTTTTATAGTATGTATTTAATAAAAAATTATCATTTTTTATAATATGTATTCAGCACCAATTGATTTTAATAAACAAGATGAAGGGCATTCTGCACATAATCCTTTAACATGGAATGTAATAACTACTTATTATAGAAATAGAGGCACATATTCTCATAAAAAATATAACAATCAACACGTTTTAACTGGCCCATTTGCAGGAACTCAAAGTAATAATAAAGATTTAGTTTTAACTCATTATACCGATCGTGTTTATAATCCTAAAGCATTTATGAATGACTTTGATAAGAAAATTTTAAATAAAATTAATTATCAAAAACAATGGTGGAGATAATTTTATATTATTATTGCGCTATATTTAACAATTGAAGATATATCAATATCTTTCATTGTAAATTGATTTTTTTTACTTTTAAGAATTTCAATTAATGTTGATTCTTTATAAAATACATTATAATCATATTCTGTTTTATTTGAATCTCTATTAAAATCAATTAATATATCTTCATTATTAATTTCTTCAAATGTAATAATATCTGTAGAATTTTTTGGAATATTTCTTGATCCAACATGTTTAATATTTTTAATAATTGTATTATTACAATAGGGTCCAGTTATATAGTTATGTACTGTGTGCAAAAAATTAGAATTTCCTTGCAATCCAGATGATAAATAATTAATATTATTATATCCTGAATATCCAGGATGTTCATTATAATTTAATAAATAAGGACCGTGAGTTCCAGTAAATCCAGCATGTTCATTATAAATTGGTGCATAAATTGGTGCATAAATTGATGTATTTGTAGTATTTGATGTAATATTATAATTTCCAGGAACATCATCATCAATATATGCAATATATTCATTTACAAATGTTGAGTTAGATTCCATTGAAGGTAAATTTAATTGAGATGTAGAATTTAATGTAGGTAATCCTGATGTAATATTTGACATTTTACATGTAATAATATCATGTGTTTAAATTATTTATTCATATACTAATATATGAATAAATATATATTACTTTTATTTTTATTGATTGGAATATATCTATTTTATAGAAATAATGAAAAATTTGATTCAAATAAATTAAATTTTAATAAATTAAAATCTAAATTTATTGATACACCATTTTTTATTCCGAGAATAAATACTTCAATTAGAGATATAATAAATAAAGTACCTTTAAAAATATATTTAACATGGGAAACAAAAAGACTACCAATCAATATGTATAATAATATATTGTTATTAAAAAAAATGAATCCTGAATTTGATATTTATTTATATGATGATCAAGACAGAATTAATTTTATTAAAGATAATTTTAATTCAGATGTATTAGATGCATATAATTCATTAATTCCAGGTGCATATAAAGCAGATTTATGGAGATATTGTATTATTTATAAATACGGTGGAGTATATATAGATATTAAATATCATACTTACATACCATTAATAGATTTAATTAAAGATAGTGAATTTATATTTTTAAATACCAATTCAGGATTATGTAAAGATTCTTATGACGGTAAAGAAATACAAAATACATTTTTTATATCATCACCAAATAATCAAATATTTATGAATTCTATAAATGAAATTATTACTAAAACAAAAAATAAAGATTATGGGCAAAATAAAATAGATATTACAGGACCATGTGTTCTAACACGTAATATTAATAATATTCACGGTAAAGATTTTGATAAAAATATTAAATTAAGATATCAATGGAGACCTAATAATAATGTGGTATCTATATATCTAAGAGACACAAATATCTTATTTGCATCAAGTTATATAGAATATAGAAAAGATCAAGAATCTTATTTTAAACTAAATAAGATAAATGATTATCGAGATGCTTATATAAATAAAACAGTATTTAATTAAATTTTTCGAATAGTTGATTGATATACCGCACCTTCTTTTGGATCAATACCACTAAACATTGTACCGTATAAATCACTTAATGGTGGTGGATTTTCTTGATCTTCTGAAAAAGATCTTGGTATATATCGATATATTATCTTAGAATTATCTTTTGTAAAATACATTCTAGAAAATCCTATTGTTATTAAAATAACTCCAATAATTAAAAATATTTGATTTATCATACTTTAATATCAAGAAAATTAAAATATAATATTTGATTTAATTGGATTTACCTTTCATACCTGCCGCTAACATTGATTCATAGATTTTTTTTGCTTCTTCTAATTCTTTTCTGACTTTTTCAGTCTTTTGTTGATACTTATTATACTCTTCTTGAGTTTTTTGTAATTCATCCTTTTCATCTTTAATATTTTTCTCTCTTTCTTTAATATCTAATTCCTTTTCTTTAATTTGTGCATCTTTTTGACTTTTTAAAGATGTACCAGATACATTAGTTACTTCAGATGCATTTTTATTAAAATTTGTTTCTTCACCAGATTTTACTGGTAATTCCTCTGCTGGTTTCTCTTGATTATTCGCTTTAGAAAAAGCAAGTTCTTCTGCATCATCATCTACTACTTCACCCGCTTTACGTCTTTCTTCACGAGCTTGTTTTCTCTTTTCTTTTTCTTCATTTTCTTTTAATGATTTCATAATCATTTCATTCTTTCTTTGTTCATGGAATTCTTTTGCTTTTTCTTGGTTTTCTAAATAACCTTTCATCATACTATTTAAACGTTTATTTTGATAATCATGATCTTTGGCATTTTCAGGATTATCTTCAAATGGTAACCATTTACCAACTTCACCAACATATACATTAATATTAGAATCAATATTTCTTAAGAAATCTGCACGTTTTTTTGCCTCTTCATATGTATCATATGATCCTCTTACTTTAAGAGTGTGCATGGTGGTTTCTTCTTTAAAATTTTTAGGAGTTAATACGCTGATACATACAAATTTTTGATTATTAATAGGAGGATCTTCAAATAAATAATCAGGTTCGGAAGACATTTTATATAGTATAATTTTAATTTAACTTTAAATCAAAATTATATTTATCTTTTATTCTGTTTCTCTATCATACATTGTTGCTTCTTCACCCAAGTCTAAATCTTCAGGTTCTGTTCCTTCAACATCAATTGCATCTTGTTCTTCTTTAAAATCTTCTTTTTCATCTTGAGATTGTTCTATTATTTGTTCCTTTTTTTCTATATCTGTTTTATTTAATTTTGTATCATCTTGGACTTTTATTTCAACTGCACCATCTTCAATATCATAGGTTGACATAAAATTATCTTCTTGTGTTGAATTTAATAATAATAAAAATTTATTAATTTCATAATTATCTTGTATATTATATTCTTTCCACATTAAATCAAATATCATTGCAATACAATTACATAAATTAATATTTGTTTTATCATCATTAAATTCAAGTAAATTAATTAATTGAGTTAATAAATATCGGATTAAAATATTATATTGTGAATTACTATTAATATTATCAGAATCTAATATTAAATCTTTTAGTATTGAATCATTTGTAAATGGAGTAAATGTATATGATGATGTTACATTTTTCCAATTTTGTAAAAATAAAATAAATTCATCATTTAATATTCTTAAATTTTTTAATCGTGGAATAAATTCATTAATTAACTTTTTTTCTTGATTTATACTTTCTTTATTTTCTTCTTCTTTTTTATCTCTTTGATTTTTTTGATTTTTAATAGTGTATAATATTCTTTGAAATTTTTCTAATAATATCTTTTCATGATTAATCTTTTTCTTTATTACTTGATTTACTAATTCTGTATTATTATATATAATGTCACCTCTGAATTTAGATTGATGTATTATTTGTTTATCTAATGGTAATACATTAATATATTTTCTATATGTTCCAATATATTTAATTTTATCCATTAATGAATATTGTATTTTTAAATATTGTGAATTCATTACTGATACATACTCAGTTTTATCTGTTTTATATCCTAAATATGATAATGTATAAATATCATAATATCTTTCTGTATTTTTTTCTTTATAAATTATAACATCTTTATTGGTTACCGTATCTTTGTATTTAATAGTTATTTTATCTATTTTATATGGTTTAATTGGAAATCCTGTAAAATCATGATTAATTATAAAAATAGAATTACGTAAAAAATAATCATCTTGATATATAGGTTGATGAGCAGAAACATATTTTTCTACTTTTGTTAAAAATTTTTCTAATATTTCATCAAATGGTAATAATTCTTGATTTAATGTTTCATTTAATCTTTTTAATTTATTTAATTTCTTATTTTGGTATTCTGCTTTACTTATCAATTCTTTTCTTTGTTTATCTATTCTATTTTGAATTAATTTAATATATTTATTCTTAATATCTAATAAATCAGTTAATGAATATTTATCTAATTCTAATATATCAATATTTAATTTAATTACAGAACTATCTTTATTGTAAAACCATAGTAAATTCTTTTTTATCATTTTATTAATTGTTTCTTGATCTAGTTTTGTATCATATATTACCTTCTTTATTGGATAAATTTGTAAATATAATTTTACCTTATTTTTAAATACATTTAATGAATTTATTTCTAATTTATTCATTCCTACATCTGATTTTTTACCTGAAAATTTAGAATAATGTTCCATTATTCCATCAAGAATATGATATGTTTGTTTATTAGTAACTAATTTTTTAGAAGGTGTATTATCTATTTTTTTAAGAGAAAAATATCGAATATCTTTTAATATTGTTTCAGATGTATTTATATTATACACTGTTAATAATTTAATAAAATAATTATTTGCTAAAATTGTATATAAATATTCTGAATTTTTAATTCTTCTATTAACTATAATTGATAATAAGTGTGTAATAGAATGCATAATTCTTAATCTATCTAATGGTGGAATCATTTTTTTAACATCAATTTCTTGATTTTCTATTTCATATATTTTCATTTTAATCATCATAGACGCCATATAATATATTACATATCCTAATAGAATATAATTTCCTAAATGTATCAAATCATTACCCATATTAATACGTAATTTTAGATTTTCTAATGTATTTAATCCATATTTTTCAAAAACAGTAATATTAATTAATTTATCAGTATTAAAATATAAAATACTGGATGCATTTAATTCTAAAATCATTAATACTGCAATATGGGTTAAAATTGTATTGTATTTTTTTCTTTTAAATTTATCTGTATCTCTACTAGAATATACAAAAATATCATTTTCAACTGGAAATGCAAAATATTCACTATATTTACTTCCAGATATTGTTTCTAATTCATTAATTTCTTTATCAAATACAGCGGGATCTTTAGAACGAATATCTTGAGAAGATAATAAAAAATCAATTACTAATCTAATTGTTTCTCTTCTTTTTAATATAGATGATGGATTGTTTCCCATATAATCAGATAAATTAAAAATTGATCCCATACGTTCAATAATTTTATCTAATGATGCAATTGCTTTTCCAAATTTATCATATCTTTTTTGTTGTTCAAGTGGTAATCTAGATTCAGCATTAATTTTAATTAAATCACCATATTGAGAAACATACTTATCTATATTTATGAATTGAGAACAACTTTTACAAATAAAATTATTATTTGTATTATCAATAATATATTTTTTATAAAAATCATTAATTTTTTGAGTAAATAATGTAGGATCACGTTCTCTAAAACGTTGAATTTCTTCTAAACTTACAATATGTTGACATACTGCAACATCTAAAATATTAAATTTATTATTTTCTTCATTATTTATTTGTAGTGTAACAATTGGAGGTTTTGTTGGTAGTTTATATACTGGTAATTTTTTTAATTCTGAGGTTGTAAATGTAATATCTTTAATATCTTGCGTGAATATACGTTGAGGTAAATATGTATAATATCTTGCATAATTAATTTTTGCTATTTTATCAGAAAATTTTGGTATTGGGACATATCTACTTGTAATAATATTAAAAATTTGTAATGATTGATATAGAGATAATGGTTGATAATATTCATACTCATTTAATATACGATTTAATGTTTGTTCTTCTATATTATCATACATTTTTCCTAATAATTTTTTAAAATATATTTGAGGTGATAAATTATTTAAATCATCATACGTTTCTTGATTAAATGTATCTGTTTTAGTATCAAATATCCAAAAAGGTGTCTTATTTAATATTTTATTGTTTTGAATTATATTTTGTAATATATGTTTTGTTATTTTATATCCATTTCGATTATATCTTCTAATATTTATTGATGTATTTAATTTAAGACATCTAATATCATATGGTTTAAAATTAATATATCTGGGTAATGCAACACCTACAATCGCACTATCAAAATTATGTTTATTATCTATTCTAAAATTATCATGTGTTATTATTCTCCATTGCATATTTTTATCTTTTAAATGCAAATAATTTTCATTCTTTCTAAATCTAAAATTTGCATAACGTAATGCTTCAGTTGAATAATTATGTTTATGTAAAAATCCATAGTGTTGAAAATTTTTAAAGTTAATATATGGATATACTCTAAATGATAATAAATCAGTAAAACTTTGGACATTTTCTGAATTAACTTTTCCAATATCGGCAAATTTTTTAATAATTTTCATTTCTTCTATATCATTATATGGTATCGCTTGACGATAAAATAATGGTTGATAATATATTTTTTTTTCTTTTGTTGATAATTCTGTAACGGTATTAATTTTATTAATAATATAATTTAATTTTGTATCTACTCTTTTATTTTCTCCTTTTGATTCACCTATTGATTCATTTGAGTATTTTTCAGCATTTACATGATATCTTAATATTTCATCAGTAATTGGTATTAATAATTTTTTATGAAATAAAAATCCAATTTTTTGATCATCAGATATTAGATTTGATTGAATTGCAAATTCAGGTGATAAATTTTCTTCAACATCACCTAATGATATTAATTTAAATTCTTCTAATAAACTATAATAATCATCTGGTAATCCACTTGTTCTATCTTCTATATCAAATAACATTTCCATAGATGCAAAATCTATTTCTTTTGTTCTCGCTTCAACAATGTCAATATATTTAAACTCCGCATTTATATTATCATTTGATTCTTCTATTATTGCAATATCCTTTTTATCAGTTTTAATATATAATTTTCTAAATAGTAAACATACTATAATATTATGCATTCCATTGTTTTTTAAATCAAAATATTTTAATACGTTATCTATACCAATATCTGAAAATATTTGTAACATTTCAATTGTTTGTTCATTTTTTAAATCTGATATATCTTTTTTTTGTTTTAATAATGTTACAAGTGTAAGAGATATATAATATGATTTATATATCTCTAATAATTCTCCAATATATACACTATCTAATATAGGATATTCATTTGATATAATAAATAATTTTTCAATAAAAATTTTATCATTATTTTCACTTAATTTATCTTTTTCATCATCTTTAAGAGTAAGAGTTAATAATAAATAAAATAATACATATTTTTCTACTATTATTTGAATTTTTTTCTTATTTGAATCATCTATTATATATTCAAAGATCTTAGAATAATTAATTTTATTAATAATTTTTTGATAGTATGTTTCAAAAAAATTTATATCTTTTTTTAGATTCTTATCAAACTTATTCTTTGAAATATAATCATTTGTATAATTAAATTCTAATTCTATAAATTTATCTAATTGATTTATAAACATATTGTTCTCTATAATATCAATACTGAAAAAATAAAATTGCTTTCTTCCTCAGAGTAGGGTTTAAAGAAATGTATATACTATATATAAAAGACACAAAATGGAAGCGTTAAATAGTTTTTTAAGTAACTTAGCACCTACTTTTAATGTAGAGGATTTAATTAATACTATATATAAAAATATGCAACATAAATCATATCACCATCGATTACATTATAAAAAATATGATAATAATTTAATTCAATTATTTTCTGAATCATCTCAAGAATATACAAAATGGGATATCTACAATGTATGTCGCAGTATTATATTTTCTCAAGATACTGGTAAAATTATATCATTTTCTCATCCTAATATAGAATATTTAACACAGGAGGCAGGTCTAAAATATCTTGTTTCTTCAAATACATTTAAATTTACAGAAAGTCATGAAGGAACATTAATTAGTGTATTTTTTTACAATGATAAATGGTATTATGCAACACGTCGTGAAATAGACATGTATAAGACTCACAAATATGTATCTGGAATAAAATCAGAATTATCGCATGGTCAAATGTTTGAAGAGTGTTTATCTAGAATTGAATTAACCAAAGATCAATTTGAATCTAAATTAGACAAACAATATCAGTATTATTTTGAATTAGTTCATTATGATAATATTATTAATATTTCCTATGAAAGTAAGTTTGGTGATAAATATGCTAAATTATTTTTATTGTTTGTTCGAAATGGTGATAATCAAAAAGTAAATGTATCATTATCAGAAGTAAAGATTGAATCATCTCCTGAATTAACGTTAGAAGAGGTAAATTCTAATTTATCATCTAATGTAACAGATATTGAGGGATATATATTTGAAGCGGACAATCATTTATGTAAAATAATGCATAATAATTATTATGATAAGATGAAATATAATCCAGGATATAAAACAAAACAAGAACAATATATTCATTTGTATCAAAAAAATCTATTAGTTAATAAAGTGTATAATGATAAAGAATCTGAAGAATTTGGTTCAGTAGAAACAGTTGGATTACTAAATGCAGTGATTACGTATATTGGACAAAGAATGTTAGATATATATTATACATTTAACAATAACAATATGATGCATAAAAAAGAAGATGAATTTAAGAGATTATTTATGGATAATCATGAATATAATATTATTTTTTATACACTTGGTAAGATGAAGGGTATACATAAAAACAGACAATTAACGTTAAATGAAATGAGAAAATTTTTAAAATATTATATGAATGCAACAGATGTATGGAAGTTAGGTAATTGCATTAGAGCATTTGAGTCTAATGAAGGATTACTGAAGGAATCTCCTTTAAAAATAGTAAAATTATTTTTTGAATAAAAATTGATAATAATACGTATAAGGATTTTATTATATATTAATATAATAAAATGGATAAAATTTCTGTAAAAATAATAGAACAAAATGAATGTAGGGGAGGATATTCTAATTCAAATATCAAACTTGAATTAAATAACATTACATTTCATTATGCAAATATGTTACGTCGAGTGTTAAAAACATATATACCAACATATGCATATTCTAAAGTAACGATTGTTAAGAATACGGGTATATTAAATAATGATCAAATTAGAGAACGTTTTATGAATATTCCAATAATGTATGTTAAAAATGATGAAAAAACAGTATTACAATTTTTAGATTTATATAATGGTAAAACTATTAATGAAAATCATTTATCAATGTATATCAATTATAAGAATAAAACAGGTAAACTTGCTATGGTTACTACAGATATGGCAAAGTTTTATTTGGATGGTACTGAAATTAAATCACCGTATAAAAAACCTATACTTTTATTAAAATTAAACAATGATGAAGAATTTGAATGTACATGTCAATCACAACTTGGAGTAAATTTAGAAGAACAATATGAGTCTCCCGCTATTTATGATCCTGTTGCGGGGTGTGCATATGAGCAGGTAGAAGAGAATAAATTTATATTTAATTTTGAAACAAATCAACAATTTTCAGAAAAAGAGGCGTTAAGACGTGCATTTTCATGTTTATTGATGAGATTAGAATTTTTGAATAACATGGTTAAAGAAAAAGTAAATCCGGATAGTGAAAAAGAAGGTATTTTAAATATTCCGAATGAAGATATGACATTAGGTGGTATCCTTGGATATTTATTACAAATGCATGAGAGTGTTGATTTTGCTGGAGATCATCAACCAAATATTTCAATGAGAACGTTACAAATAAGGTATAAATGTAAGAAATCTATTACGGATATTTTTGATGAATGTATTGATAAATTAAGTAAATCATTAAAGAGTATGGCAAAACAATTAAAATTAGAATTGATTGAACATTAATTTAATTATTAATATTAAATATTAATAATTATTTAAAATTTATTCTAATAATTCTCTTTCACCATAAATAATTGCTTTACCACCAGTATGATTCATTCTCTTAAATTTATTTTGATTATTTAAATGTCTTTCAATTAATTCAATCATAAAATTATATAATTTATCATCTGCTTTTTGATCATATATTTTACGATTATCATTAATATTCACAAATTTTTGTATAGGAATTTTTTGAATATTATCTTTGTATGTATTATATTGATCTTCTAGTATTTTTTTCTCTTGTTCTGGTAATTTATTATATTTATACCAAAAAGGTACTGCAAGATGAATATGAATTGTATCTGTTATAAAATTAAAAGAATACATATCTGGAATAGGTAATTGTGTTACAATAATAATTTTTTTATTTTCATCATATGCATCATTTATTATATTTATATCATTAGATTTAATAATTGTAAAAAATTTTTTAAATGAATTTTTATTTAAGTTATCTGCATATTGATATGCATAATCAATATCATAACATGATATAACAAAAATTAATTTTTTAAAAATACGAAAATGAGCATCAAGTATATTTTCTTCAGACATATAATAAATAATTAAAATAATTATTATAATTATAATTAATATTTAAGCATAATATATCTATAAAAATATATGAATGAAAATAGAATTTTATTATATGATTCAAATGATACATTTTCAAATGATATAATAGAGGAATTAAAAAATAATAATATATTATCAACGTTTAGATTAATAGATAAAAGTAATTATAATCCTGTAAATTTACATATGATTCTTCGAGATTGTTTATATAAATGTGAATTACCAACATTAATAATACCAAATATTACTACACCAATTGAAAGAAATAATGTAAGAGGTTGGATAAAAACAATTTCATTTTTTAATATTAAAACAAATAGTATTAAAAATAAAGAACAAAAATTAACAGAACCATCACCTCAGGATAAATTAGGTATTGCAAAACAAGAAATTACAAAAATATCAGATAGTTATACATTTATAGATGAAAAAAATACAGATAAATTATTTCAAATTCCTACTAAAAATGAATTAATTTTAAATGAAAATACATTTTCAACAAAAATTGTTGATCAAGAACGTCCAGAAGAAAATTTAACAAATAAAAAAAGAATATTAAATATGTTACGAGGAAAAAAATAAATTATTTATGCATATTTAAAAATAATTTTTAAAGACTTAAAGAGGATTCAATTAATTATCATATAATATGACAGAAGTTCCTGAATTAGCAACTAAAAGATATATTGAATTTGTGGAGAGTTTTAATAAATTAAAACTTGTTGATTATGAATTAGATGTAAACACATTTAATCACAAAGATATTTTAAAAACATTTCATGAAAAAATTTCTACAAATGAGATATTATTTAAATATTTACTAAACAAGGATAAATTATTATTTCATAAAAAGTACAAACTTGTATTTTTGCACAAGATTAATTTATATAATTTAATTGAAAGTAATATTGATGAAACATTAATTAGTTTTGTATGGGAAACGATTCAAATGATTTATCTTATTATTGCAGATAATCAAAATGAATTAACAAAAAATCAAGAACAAGTTAATGCATTATTAGATAAACTTGATGGTTTAGGTAAGAAAAAAGGTACTTTTGATTTAAAGAAAATTAGTAATACGATATCAAGCATGGATCCAACTATGTTAACTGAATTTTTAACATTATCTGGATTAGACAAATTAGATTTTACAAAAATTGATATAAAACAATTTCAAGATATGAAAGGTATTACACCTGATAAAATTAAAAATATTATGGCATCAACAGGATTTGATAAAATTGATATAAATGGAGTTATTGATAAATTATCTCAAAAAGGTGACGGTGAATTAGGTAAAAAATATATTATTGAAATTTTAGAGAAATTAATTGATGATTACAGTAAAGAAAAAGGAGATGATAAAATGGATAATTTATTAAATTTTGCAATTGATAAAGCACAAGATAAACTTCAAGAGTTTTTAACTGATGGAAAATTAACAATATATGATATAATTTCAGGAAGTAAATCAATGAAAGAAAACAAAGATGAATTATCAAGTATATCTGAAAAATTAAAGAAATCAAAATTATTTAGAGATTGTACATCAATTTCAATTAAAGAATTAATTGGTAAATTTACATCTAGAATTATGGCACAAGTAGGTAAAGAAAAGGCGACAGGAAATATTTCTGAAGATCAAATGAAGGGTTTAGAAGAATTTTTAAAGAATCAAAAACTTCAATAATAAATTATTATTATAAAAATTATGATTTTTTATAATAATGGAGATAGAACAATTTATATCAAAATATATGGATACTAAAAAATTATATAATTTCAATCCAACTAATCGAGAAGGATTAATAATGTTTGGATTATATATTGGTTTAATACTATTTATATTTAAAAAATATGGATTTGGTTTATTATTTTGGATAATGTCAATATTTTTATATTCTACAACTAAAGAAGAATTAAAAGAACAATGTCGTGAATCCACTATTAATAATCCATATGCAAATACATTATGGGAAAATGATGGATTAACATCATGTAAAACAGATAATAAAAAAATTAAAGAAAATTTTGAAGAAAATTTATATAGAAATGAATCAGATTTATTTGATAGAAAATCAATGCAAGCATTATATTTTAATGTAGAACGTAAATTTCCAAATGATATAAATCCATTTTTAAAACTAATGGAATCTGATTTTAGATGTAAAGATAAAAATGAAAATTGTTCATTTCCTAGTTTTTTATAAATTTTCAATTTTTATTATGATAATAAAAATTGAAAAATAAATATAATATATCAAATTATATTTATTTTATATCAACCATTGTAATATCAGATGGATAATGATATGGATTCTATTATTTTTTATTTTTTGATATCATATTTTCAAGCAAATCCTCGTGATTTAACTTATTTTGGAATTGGAACATATCCACGGGTGCAATTGTTAGAGCAATTTACTCCAGAAGTAGATCAACTTATTCCAGTATTTTTGAAAGATCAAATTAAGAAATCAACAGATACAATTAGAATTCTTTTGATTGATCCTCAATTTGATAAATGTATGGATTTCTTACATCAGTATTTTTTATCTACATCATATGATTTGGATTACGATGATAGTGATGGATTTCATCGATGGATTTCGAGTGATCAACGAATTGAGATTTTTGTAATTAATATGTATATGAGAAATACTGGTTCTATTGGAACTTATGGAATCCCACATGAAATAATTAATATTCATGATACATTTCTTAAAGATATTACAAATATTATATTACAAAATAATTCAAAACTAATTGTTCAAGATTATACTGGGGCAGATACTAGGGAGATTTTTAGAAATCTATATAATATATCAAATAACAAAGAGTTATTCAAAAAGAAGATTCTATTTGATATTACATATGGTGAAAATCATTGTCATATTGATTTGACAACTGAAAAACCAATATTTGATCCAAGGGGAGATTTTATTAATATTATATTATTGAACATAGATGAACTAAGACCATTGTTCGATTATCATCCAAAGATTAAAAAGTATATTACTGATTTTTATATTGCTGAATATAGAAAGATTGTTACTATAATTCCAGTTGATATTAGACGAAAAATATTAATTGAATCTGGAGAAAAAATTGCATTTTGCGAAGGAACAAAGAAATATCAGTATACTCTCAATACATCCTATGATACATTAATTAGAATTTTACAATCTGAATTAGATTGTATTATTCCAATATTAATAGAAGTAAATATAATCGACGAGAGAAAACGTGATTATATTTATGGTGAACTATTAACAAATTATAAAAATTATACATTGACATCTAAACCACGAGATATTTATTTTTGGAGTGCAGAGTTTTGTTCTTTGCTTAGATAACATCAAATGAAATAAAATTCATTGAATCATATGCATATTGAAAAACTGCAATAAATTCATTTAATTTAGTTCTATTGAAATCATTACGATTTAATATAAAATATGGTTTATTATCTTGAGTTTGACCAAGAAAAGATGATTCAATTGTACAGTATCTACATTTATAACGTATATCATTAAATAAGATAGTATCAAATTGTTCAATCTCAATATTAAATTTAAAACCAATACTGGCAAAATAAGATTTTAAAATTTGAACAGATTCTAGAGTAAATGATAAATTTAATTTATTAAAACCATATACAAACATATTTAATAAAAATTCAAATATATCAGATATTTGTTTATCGCATACTTCTTCATTTTTAAGGGGATCTAGAACATTAAGTTCAAGAAAAATAGATTTAGGTTCTTTAGGAGACTCTGAAAAAATATTATTAAATGTTTCATAAATATCTGTTTCTGTTTTATATATATCTGTTTCCATTTTATACACTATATATATTATTTTATTTTCTTGTCTTAATATATGTCTCGAACTGAAGAAAAATTAAAATATATCGATTATACTAAAAATTTTCAAAAATTATCTGATAGTTCATGTAATCAATGTAATTCATCATCATCGCCATCACCTTCTCCATCAATGTATCCTACCAACAATTTACCTAATCAATTAAATGCATCATTAGAAACAATTGGATTTATACCATCTCTTAGAACAAATAATTATCAAGATATTACAAATGAAAATAATTTAATATTTGGAACAGTAAATAGAGAACAAAAAGAAATGATAGAAACTAATATGCCAAAAAGAAAAAATATTGAAACATTTGGTAGTATTTCATCTAATGAATTTGATTCTGGAAATACTCCATCATTATATTATGATACAAATAATGATGTATTAAAACAAATAATTCAAGAATACGATAGAGTAAAAGATAAAGGTGAATTTTATACGTTTAAATCAACACCAAGAAGATTAAATATCGATTTATCATCACATATGTCTCCACCTCAAAAAACAATTGGTCGAGGATTTGGAAATCCTAGTGATTATGAAAAAATATATTTAGGAGAACAAACAAGAAGTAATGATTATAGACCAATTGTAAAAGATGCAGAAAGAATACCAGATTTACCATATTATTTAACATCTCTTCCTGTATTTAAAAATTTAGGAGGTGACGATACAAGATATGTTAATAGTAAATTAAGATAAAATGAAAAAATTTAAAATTATTCTATTAATTTTAAATTTTTTATATTTATATATAATATACTAAATGGCAGGAATTTTTGATAGATTACCATACGATGAATGCGCTACATTACAATACACAACAACAACTAAATCTCCTGAATTATATCAATTAATGTTAGACTATAATGAAAATACATTAACAAGCAAACAAAATGAAGGTGCAAAAATGTCTAATACATTAGTTAGCAAAGATAAACGTGTTGAAATAGAAAATGATTTACTTTTAATTAATTTACCTGGAACAAAATGCGCAACAAAAAAATTTGAAGCGTGCACACCTGCTGGTAAAAATAAATGTGAATATGATAATGTTATTGTTCCTAGATTAAATGACCGTGAAATTGCACCAACAAATATGGTTCAATTTAAATAAAATTTAAATAAATAATAATAATAAAAAAATAAATCATATATTTATTTTTTTAATATTTTAAATAAATTTATATATAGAAAGTATATAGAAATATGGCAGGAATTTTTGCTAGAACTAAATACGATTCATTATTTCAAGAAGAATTAACAACTCAATCTGTTAAACCCAATTATTATTCTATAGATAATAATTCATGGGATAATGCAAAAAAATGCGCATCTTATAATGGCCCTAGATCTAATAGAACTGGTGATATTGGAGAAATAGATACAGGAGATAGACTCTTAAGAGTAGATGTTGAAAATATGCTTGCGAGAGATTATTCTGATACAAAATACACATCTGGAAATACTTTAGAAGAAAAGAAAAAACGTTTACTTCAAACTGTTTCTAATTTTAACCCTAACACTGTAGATTGTGATAATTATTTAGATAATAATAATTCCAGATTAGATGGAGATAACAAAATTTTTCGTGAAACTGCATACGATGTAACATTTAATCCTATCATTGATCCTAGAGAATGGGTATACAATGGTTCTAAAGAAACTGAAGGTAATAACAGAGATGGTAGAAGTACTAGATATGATACAAAAATAGATTTAGAAACTGTGATGAATAAATATAAAACGATGTCATATTAAAATAGAAAATAAATTTTTTTATATTATTTTTATTAGATAATAATAATATGGAAGTTTTAGCTATTGGTCTCCTTGGTATAGCTGGAAAATATATAAGTGATCGATTCATTAATAATAAAAATGATAATTATATTGAATCTGATGAAGAAGATGATGATAATATAATTATCGAAACTCGTAATGGATTTGATCAAAAAAAGAGAGTAATGGAAGCGATGGAATCTAAAGTACAAGAAAAAAAATTATTATCCAACGATCCAAATAATAATAATATAATTCCATCATTGTACAATAAAAGGGTATATGCGATGGATACTGAAAATAAGTATACATCACCTATTTCAGGACCTAGTTATAAGAATACAATCGGTGATTCAATGTTAGATAAGTATAGTAATGATGTAAATTTAATGGAAGGACCTATTAATAAATTAACAACATTAGATGAACAATTTTCATCACAACCAATTATTCAACATAATCCCGTTCCTGAAAATATGGGTAAATTAACTCTTCCTGATAATTGGACACCTTATAATAAATCAGATGACGATATGACATATAAAATATTTAAAAAAGATGAATTAATTCATAATAATATGCAACCTTTTTTTAAAGATAGAGGATTATTAATTACTCAAGATAATTCTAGAAATATGGAACAAAAATTAGATATATATACTGGTTCTTCACGATTTTATTTTTCAAAAAAAGAAAAACCAAATATTATTGAAAATTTTGAAGAAGGGTTTTCTACTGTATCACAACCTAATATGATGAAATCATTTACTAGAGGTACACCTGTTCAAACTGATATGTTACAAGATAGATATTTTTCAGGTAAAGAAAGACGTAATGATAAACCGTTTGAAGAAATTAAAGTTACACCTGGATTAAATATTGGTGCGAATGAAGATGGTAAAGTTGGTTTTCAAGATCCTTATCAACCTGAAACAAAAACAATTGATGAATTAAGAAGATGGGATAATCCTCAAGTATCTTATACTCAACCAATGACAAAAGGTTCAAGTGGTCCAGAAAAAGGAGCAGTAATAGGTGATATAATAAATAAAAAACCTCAAACATATGGTACCTTAGGTGAAGATTATATATTAATGCCTACCTCTAGTAGTGTTACTGGTCCTACAGATAAAGGTAATTTTAATTTTGATAAAAGTCATCGTGGTGAAGAAGAACTTGTTGAACAGGGTACTGCTGGTCCTGGTAATTTTGAAGCGGGTGTATCAATTGATAATTTTGGTCAAGCGAAAAATCCTTTTAAAATTCAATTAGCACCTTTAGATACTGCAATTGGTACTCAAACAGAAAGACCTAATAATGATATTGGATCTTTTAATAATTCTGTAACTCAAAGATCAACTGCAAATTCTACTTATACTGCTGGTTTAAGTGGTAGTTCAGCAGGTAATGTATCTACATATCAACCATTAACAACACAAAGATTTGGTCAAAATGCAAATTTTACCGGTGGTATGGGTGGTAGTGCAGTACCTGAAATGTCAAGTTATCAAGCAACAACAACACAAAGATTTGGTCAAAATGCAAATTTTACTGGTTCTATGGGTAATAGTAGTGGTGGTGGTGTTGAAATGTCAATGTATCAACCAACAATTACACAACGTTTAAATCAAAATTCAAATTATACAGGTAGTATGGGTAATAGTAATGGTGGTTTTAGTGAAATATCAAAATATCAACCAATGGCGACACTACGTTTAAATCAAACAGATAGTTTTACAGGTGGTATGGGTAATAGTAATGGTGGTTTTAGTGAAATGTCAAAGTATCAAAATACACCAACACAAAGATTTAATCAAAATGCAAATTTTACTGGTTCTATGGGTAATAACAGTGGAGGAAATGGTGAAATATCTTTATATCAAGCGATGGCAACTCAACGTTTAAATCAAAATGCAAATTTTACTGGTTCTATGGGTAATAATAGTGGTGGAACAGGTGAAGTTTCATTATTTCAACCTACTGCAACATTCAGAGCAATCACCAATGACAGTTATACTGGTGGTGTAGGTGGTGGAAATATTGCAGGTGAAATATCTAACTATAATGCAACACCTACAAATAGAATTATTAGTAATAACTTGATGGGTTTACCTGTTTCTTCAATTGGTGGTAATGGTTATACATCTACAGTAACTAATCCAATGACAACTCTAAGAATGAATTATACACCGTTGACTGGTGGTATGGTAATGGATAATATGGGTGGTTATATAGCAGAAAATGTAACACCTATGGTAACATTACGTCAAAATATGAACACTGCTGGAATGGGAGCAGTAGGAACAATGAATGGTGTAGGACAATATACATCAGATGCAGCAGAAAGAAATATGTTTATACGTGATACTAAAGAAAATTTACTTGCACGTAATTCTCCAACACAAGTAAAAGCATTCCAACCTCCTGATCCAAAACAATATGATAGTATGACATTAAAAAATTATCCATCTACAATGTTATCAACAACTGGATTTTTACCTAGTTCAGATTATTTACCATTTCATCAAAATCTCAAAAATATTCAAATACCCAGCACATATCCTGCATTTAATCCTCAAGATATGATATATGATAATCCATACATTAATAATATCTTATACAAAGCGGATCCAACTTTTAGTTTTACACCTGGTTTAGATAATAATTTTAATCAAAATAGTCAAGTTCAAATAGATAATAATATTATTAATCCAAGTTTAGATCCTAATATGTCTGATAATAGTTTTTAAAAATTTCCAATTTTTATTTTTCCTAAAGATCAAAATAAAAATTGATAATTAATTTATTTAATTATCATATTAAATAAATTAACATACAAAATGGGTCAATATTACAAAGTTGTTTTTCTCGCTGAAAAGGAAGAAAATAAAAAAGATTTTATTCGAATTTTTATAGAAGTGAACTTTGGAAATGGTATGAAATTGACTGAACATTCTTACATTAATAATAAGTTTGTTAATGCAATAGAATATCTTCTATCACCAGAAGGATCTTTTTATAAATCACGAATTGTTTGGGCAGGTGATTATGCAGATTCTGAAATTGAAAATAAACAAAATTTATATCATATTACATATAAACAACTATCAAAAGAATATATTCCCCAGAATATAATTTCTTCAGAGTATAAATATATTGTTAATCATACTAAAAAACAATATATTAATAAAAGTGATTATAATTTATATCATCCACTCCCATTGATTACAGCGGAAGGTAACGGTCGTGGTGGAGGAGATTATAATGGTATTAATAAAGATAAAGTAGGTATGTGGTCAAGAGATATACTTTCAATTGAAAAAGAAATACCAGATAATTATACAGAATTTGAATATAAATTTATTGATAATAATTAGATTATTTTTGTTTTAGAATAGAAGATCTAAAAAATCTACATAATCGAGCAAACCAAGATTTTGATTTATATTTAATTTGATTAGTCTCTTCCTTAGATTCTACAATTTCTGGTGTTCTTAATTGCATCAGTCGTCCATGAGGAGAATTATTATGAATATGTTGAGTTGCAGTTGGAATACCTAATTTAGTAAATACAAAATCACGTTGGAATAATCCATTTGCATTTGCTATATCACTAGAATAATTAATAAATAAATAATCACATGCAGTATCATTAATACTATTGGTACTAAACATTGATGCACCATAACCTAAATTATATTCATGTTTAATATAATATTTCACGTGATTACCATAACAATCAGTATCGTCAAAATATTGCCATGTATGGTAAAATGCTTTATTATGAGGTAACCAATTATTATCTGTTGCATTGGTATCATAAGGTAAATTACACATTGGATTATGATCTTCATCATAATATGTAATTACACATGCATTTAATAATGTTGCCCAGATATTTTGATCAAATGCAAAAATACATTTATTTAACATAATATAATAATTAGGGTCATCTTGTGTAGGAAAATTAATTGTAGATAAATCTGATAGTTTTCCTGATGCTGTTTTTGTTTCAAATGGAGTAGTAAAAGAACCTGAAAATGTCTTATCCCAATTTGCAGCTGGATCTTTATAGTAATCTGCAAGATCTGCATTAATTTGATTAATAGTATTTTCAATTCTAAGACTTAGACTAGAAAAACTACCCGCTAAATTTGGTGGAGTATTAGTAGCATAAGTAGTAACTAGACCAGCAAGAACATTCGCTGCAATAGAACCAGCAGGACCAAAAAAACCACCAATTGCCCAGAAACAACCACCTATAAAATTAATTGCAGTTTGCATTCCCTTATCATTATTGTTTTGTTGGTTAAGAAGAGTATATGCATTATCTAATTTAATATTTGCATTAATTAAAACATCTCTATTATAACTAATAATATTATTAATATTTGTTTGAACCAATGCAATTTGTTCTGGTGTTGGTTTTGACATTATATATATAAATATTTTATTACTTTTATATTTAAAATAATAAATTAATTTTGTAACCAAGAAATTAATTCTTGATTGCCACTTAATATTGCACTTTTTAATGGTGTATCATCATTCATTCTTTTATCAATTTTATTATTACTAATTAAATATAACCATTGACAAATATCTAGTCTACCATTATAACATGCATATATAAATGCATAATTATCATCCGCATGTATATCTATTAATTTACCGTCTATAATAGATATATAATATAACCATTTTGCAGTTTCAAAATGATTTTCTACTATTGCATATAAAAATGGTGTCTCATTATTTATATGTATATCAATCGGTTCAGGTGTATTTATATGTAACCATTTTACTATTTCAAAATTACCGAGATGACAACATATTATAAATGCAGTTTGAAAATCTAATTTAATATCTTTTTTATTATCAAATAAATATTCCACTAATTCTAAATGATTGTATTGACAAGCACTAATAAAACCATTAATATACGGACCAGAATCAGTGCCTAATTCTATAAACCATTTTATTATTTTTATATGATTTTGAATACACATGTATTCAAATAAACTACATGTTTCAGTATCATATGTTAATTCATTGATTTTTATTAGATTTTGATTATATATCTTTTTTGCAAGATCAATATTATCATCAATACATGCATCTATAAAATCCTGCTTAAATGACATTATTATTTTTATTTATAGTGTTAAATATAAATAAAAATATAATAAATCAATTTTTATTTATTATTGCTCAAACTAATAATATTTTTGTTTTCATCATCATCTTTATCCAATGTGTTAATGTACTCATCTAAATCTTTCTTCTTAATTAATTCATAATGTTTTGATATAATATTCATAATATAATGGTAACCATTATTAATATCAGATATTGTTTTACCACCTGTAATAATAATACTCCCTGATTGAAAAACAAAGATTGATACCTTGTCATTATCATTTATATCATGACGAATGTTTACACAAGCATGACTATTCGGATCGTATCTGCATTTGATTTTTTCTTTCTTTAAAAGTCCAAAGAGTACATCACGATTAATTTTAAATGGTACATGACAATTACTATTTATCATTCTAATATTAAATGTAATCACTTTCAATGCTTCGGTTTTTTCATAAAATACAACATCCGTATTAGGTGTTAACGGAACTAATACAAATTCAGGTAATAATGTATTTTGCGCAGGTAACGTAATCGTATTACTGCTAACGGTATTAATCTCTGCTAGTAATTTATTAATAATAATATTACATTCAGATATCTTTTTAATACCCGTCATTTGCAATGATCCATTCTTAAAAATTTTTACATTAATATAACGATCAGGACCCAGTTTAATATACGCAGTTACCTGATTAAAAAATTTATTCTTACTTCTTTTAATTTTTAAATTTTTGTAATAACCTTTGATCTCATTATAATGAGATGGTAACTTTTTAGGTTTATTTTTAGCAGAAACTATAATTTCTTCCTCCTCTGATTCATCATCACTATCCTTACTTTGGGTATTAGGTGGTAAATATGTAATATTATCACCTAATTTGATACGAACCCATCCATTACATTTAAATCCAATAATATTATTACAATCTAGTTTAACAAAACGATAAATATTAATTAAATTAAATTTACAATTTAATTTGAGTGTTGTAGTTATAGTTGATATAGATATTTGAGGTAACACCGCGACTTCGCCAATATGTGTACTATTTACCCACTCCATTTTTCTTTATATTTATATTGGTTTTTCTTTATATATATAATATATATCTTTATGTTAAGAATTTTTCAATAATTATTAAGTGTATAAATAATATAAAACACCAATACCAAATAAATTTGCATTTCCAGGACCAAATTCTTTTAATAGTGATATATATTTCATTAATTTTTCTTCATTATAATTTGGAAATAATGTCTTATACATATTATATGATATTTTGTTTGTATGCAAATATAATTTATATATTTTTGCATTTTCACCTGCAAGTTCTTCTTCTTTGTTCTTATAAAAATTATCTGTTCCAGTTTTTTTATAAGATGCAAATGCTTCTGCAATACTGACTGAAATTGAGCATAAAAACATTAATATTATTATTACGAGTAATAACCAATAATTTTTAAATTCTTTAGTTAACAATATATATGCTAATAATATAATTGTAGTTATTTGATCAGATAACATATCTAATGCCATTCCATATTTTGATCCCATATTATATTTTCTCGCCATATTACCATCAACACAATCAAGTAGATATCCTATAAAATACATAGCGCATGCATATTCTATTTTATTTATATGTAAAAAATAAATTGTAGATAAAGTAAATAATGAACTTAATATAGTAACATTATTTGGTGTTAATCCAATTTTTCTTAATGGAGTTACTAATAAATCTGAAATAGGGAAAAAAATATAATTATCTGCAAATGATTCATATTTAGAAGCATCTTCATATTTTGTAGTACTTGATTCTAAATGTTCTATCATATATTTAGACTATATTAATTTATATAAAAATATTGAAATTATTATATAATAAATAAAAGATACTATATAATAAATAAAAATGGGGTATTTAGAATTAATTATTGGACCAATGTTTTCTGGTAAAACATCACGATTAATTCAGATTAAACAAAAATATATAATTTTAAATAAAAAAATATTAACACTTAAACCTATAATCGATAATCGATATTCTGAACAATCTGTTATCGTGACACATGATCAAAATATGACTGAATGTGTATCTCGGTTTAAATTATCAGAAGTATATGATGCTGAAAAATATGATGTTATAATTATAGAAGAAGGACAATTTTTTCCAGATTTATTTGAAAAAGTAGTTGAATGGTCTAAAACAAAAAGAGTTTACGTTGCTGGATTAAATGGAGATGCAAATAAAAATTTATTTGGTAATATCTATAAATTAATCTCTCATGTAGATAATATTGTATTTTTAACTGCATTATGTAAAGTCTGTAATGATGGAACACCTGCAATTTTTACTAAAAAAATGATTCCTAATGATAAAATTGTAGATGTTGGTGGTGCAGAAATGTATCAAGCGGTTTGTAGTAAACATTTTTAATTAATAATATACTGTTTGTACTTCACCCATCATTCCGTATTCTAAATCTAATTCACGATAATGAACATGTTTGTTAATTTTTTTATTACTAGGTACAATATAATCAGTACCTAATTTCACTGATAAAATAGCAACACCATTATTATCTGACATAACTACACCTGAATTTGAAAAATCATCATATGCAGAAACTACATCAGGTACTTGATTAGGATTTTTTTGAATACTTGACCAATATGCAATACGTGTATTTGGTTTTACAATTACTTCTATTTTTTTATCTCCATCGTTATTAATTTTATTAGGTATTAATCCTTTTGATGGAAATACACAAGTACCTAAAAATGGTAACCATGTTGTTCTATTAAACATTAATATTATTGCTGAAATTGCAATAATTGCATATATTATTTTATCTAAATAAATTTGTTTATTAATTAGATCATTTACCGAATTACTTGCTATATCAATTATATTAAATCCAAATGCGGTTATACCATAATTTAAAGCACCCGCTATAATAAATCCCATTAATATCATATTAACTTTATATTTTTGATATGTATTAAAATTTTTCATTATATAATTTATTATTATAAAATTTTTTTTATAATTAATATATCATCTTGATAACAACCTGTTTCCAGAATTATTGGTATTTTTATCTTATGTACAAATTTGATAAAAACACTCAAACCTTTTAATCCAATATGACCGTGATCTAAACATTCATGACGATCTAAATGAGAATTTAATACTGTTTTAGAATCATTTAAATGAATTAAATCAACATATTTCCAACCAATAAGTAAATCAAATAATTTAATAAATTCTTTTACTTTTTTGGGAGTTGTTAAATCATAACCCGCAGCAAATACATGACATGTATCTACACAAATTCGTAATCGTTTTTTATCGTCTTCTGAAAATTGATTATATATAATTCGAAATTCTTCTAATTTTGAACCAAGTTCAGTACCTTGACCACATGGTGTTTCTAATAATATTTTTGTATTACTATTATCTAATACATATTTAATATTTTTATACATATTTTCAATTGCATCATTTCGATTCATATCTAAAAATTTTCCAGAATGAATAACAACACCAAGTGCATCTAATTTATGAGATGCTTTTAGATAATCTAATAAACAACGAATACTTTTACTTCTTTTATTAAATTCACGTGCAAAATTTATTGTATATGGTGCATGAATTACTATCTTAACATTATTTTCTTTTGAATAATGTTTTGTTGCATTTAATACATCATCATTTATTTTTATTTTATTTTTTGTAACAGGATCTGATAAAAATATTTGTATAATATTCCCTTTGTATTTAATAATTTCATCTATTCCACTTATAATGTCAGAACCAAATGATACATGTGAACCATAATAATAGTCTTTTCTCATATAATAAAAATTGATAATATAATTAAATAAATTTAATTAATTAAAATTATAAAAATGCCGTGTATTCATCAAATTAATGATGAGTATATTTATAATGCTCTCAATAATAAAACAGGACCAATATATAAATGGGATGAAAATAGTAAAGTGTATAAATATACAAATACATTATTTCCAAATAAAAATTATAAAAAAATATTTGATCCAAAATCATTTATGTCTAGAGGAGATATAGTTCATTTTGGTGATGATAATTATCGTAATAATAACAAAATGATTTTTGATGGTGAAAAATTAGAACATTTATATACAGAAGTAGATGATTATGGTTCGGTACCACCTACGTATGTAGTAGGAGATGGTCCTGGTGAATTTAATATTGGTGATTTTGAAAATATTATTAATCATAATACTATTAATTGGTTATCTAAAGAAAAACTAAAAGAAATTGAAATTTATCAAAAAGATGATATTGATATTATTTATGGTCAAGTTATAATTAAAGGAAAAAAATGGATAATTATTTTTCATATTTTAGAAGATAGAGAATTTAATACAGGTTATAGATATTGGAATAGTCGACAATATAATTGTTATTTAGAAGATGATAATATAATAATTAATATTGTTAAATCAGATAAATTGTATAATGTAAAATATTTATTAAAAATAGTTGAAGTTGAAAATTATAATAAATTTAAATTACTTGTTAAAGAAAATTCAAAAATTAATATTACTGGTTTTACTTTTAAAGATAAAGATTATTCAGAATCACAATATTTAAATGGACCATTATGGTATGCATACATAATTAATAAAGAATATAAATTAGATATTAATAATATGAATCTTAAGTTTCCATTAATTTGGAAAAAAATAACAGAAAAATATACGTCTGAAACGTTACTATTAGATGAAGAGTCTTATAAATTTTATATTAAATTAGATAATAAAATATTAGATAATATTTATATTAATGAAATTACTGGATATCAAATTAATATAAAATTAATAAAAAATAATTCAAATGAATTAATAGATAATATTAATTCATTTATTACTTCGTTAATAGATAATTATGATAATATTGATAAAAGATATCCTTTTAATAGAGATGGTTATAATTCTTTAGAAATATACATTTAATTTAATAATCAATATGGTGGTCAAAATTTTAATTATACAAATAAGTATCATAAATATAAGATGAAATATTTATATAATAATAAAAATTGAAAAAATATTTGTATATATTATTCAATAGATTTATCAAAGATTACTAATTCTATTAGTTTTCACCACATTTTCATACATCCTTTATCCTCCCTTCAAATGGAATCCGAGAAGCAAAAGTTCTTTACACTCACTCGTATCCCGCGTAATGCAGAAGAGAGTAGTCAGAAGATGCGCTCCTACATAGAATTCACTGCTTCCGCCCTGAATTTGTTGCATACTGTAGATAAGGCAATTATTGATTTCACATTGGAAGGAATTTTGACACATGGCAGACTTGCATTTGAGGGGCACATTGCCAATCAGCAACACGCACTGTACACTCAGCACCAAGCATTGCGCAAGAAGCAGGACAGGGCGCAGCAGCTTTACATTCAGCGTAAGATCATGTCTGATTACGAACTGATTAACATCATGTTCTGTGAGAGCGCAATCAAGAAGGAGTTCACTGAGGACGAGATCAAGGAGATTCTCTGGACCAAGTGGAAGAACAGACCTCTTTGGGACGAGTGTGTGGAGCAATTCCAGATCCAGATGACTAATTATCTTAAGGATGAGAGGTCGAAGATCGAGAGTGGCGAGCGCGTGTCTAATGCAACACAAATGTGCGCTGTCCTGACGAATTTGTAGTGATTTGATCATTCTTTTAATTTATTAAGAATCAAACAATTTTAAATATTTATAAAAATGTTGACCTTCTTTTACATCATATTGTTCAAGTTAAATTATTTATTAATTATAAATAATTTAATTATCGATTGTTTTATCTAATTTCTTTTTATTTTTGGTAATCATTTTAGATGCATTATATAATTTTCTTTTAATCTTATTTTTTTGATGCTCTTTAGATTGATTAGTATCAATTTCATCTTTGG